CTTTTACTTTATAGATATCCGGCATTGCAGGAGTAGGTTCGGTAAAAGGAATGCCTCTCGGTATATTTATGGGTGCTTGAACAAAGTATTTTCTCATTCTTTCTGCAGAGTGTACTTTTCCATAGCGCCAAGTATATTCTCTTAGTAATTCTATCCACAAATTTTTTAACCAAGTATAATTCTCAAAAGATGCTCGCACCCAAATACCCGAAGGATGTTGCACATGGCTAGCTTTCCAAAGTATATTCTCTCTATTATCCTCAAGCCGCCATCTTTTAATATTCCTATTATTTGCAGTTTTTGCATAGTAAGGATATCCATCCAACACTCGATGCGCAGTTGACATTAACTGTCCATATTCAAGTATCATTTTGATTACGTGTTTATCGTTGTGTAGTTTTGCACATTCACTAGGATCATTATGTAAATAAAATATATTCATAGTGCAATTGTTTCTATAGATTTTAAAATTCGATCTATTGTTTGTTTAGTATTGAATGAAAATATTGTGGAATATTTTGCCTCGTATAAGGCTTGCATTACATCCACAGGATCCAGATCTTGAAGATCTTTTTCTGTTACTTTAGTTTCAGTTTTACCAAAGCAATTAAGGGCGGACAAAGTAATAAATATTTCTTCCTCTGTATAGAGAGGAATTTTTAGACCTCGAATGGACTTTAAGGGAAAATGATATACCGTTGCACTCATACATGTATTTATAAATCCTTTCGCATTTCTTCAAATTCTTCATCATTCATAATACTATTATGAATGGATAGGAATCCGGCACATTGTGCTTGTGCATATGCTTCGGGACCGAATCCAAACACATCATATAAAACTCCTCGATATGATCTAGGGTTTTTAATTTCACCATCAACTAATCTACGAATCACACAACAGAATACTTTAAGTTGATCTTCTTTGGATAACGAAGACCAAAAATTTTCTTGGTCTTTTTCAATTAGTCTCATTGCAGAATTAAAGGCTTCTGCAAATTCTTTAGAATCATCTTCAGTCATTTTATTTTATCCAATCTATCTGCTGTATTTTTGTCCTCTCGCATTTCTAAGAACACGGGGAGAAATAATGCCCAACCGCTGTTACCCTTGTCCTGTATTTTACTATTATATTTGACAGAGACAATTTTTCCTATAGTATTTCCAGGTGCGAACATATCTCGGTGTTCATCTGTAAATCCTGTACCTACGTTAGTTCGAAGTTTGCCGCAGGCAGATTCTAATACCAGTGCACCTAATCTACCTTTATTTTTTCCTGTACCTTCTTCCCAATCCACACAGATTAGATCACAATCAAGTTCACCTTTGAATTTAATTTGACTCTTAGAACGCTTACCTTCCCAAGGGGTATTGAAATCTTTAAGGATTGTTCCTTCTTCGCCCTTCAATAGGAAATGCTCGAATACCTTTTGTGCTTCTGTAATGTTTTCTACTTTGCGGGACCATACTAAATCAAAACAATGGCCTAAATGTCGATGAATACCTTTGACATGAGATATAGCATTACTCAACTTGGCAAACCGATGCCTGTAAATTTCGTCTTCTTTGCCTGCAGTAAATCCGTCTATGCTTATAGCATCCCAGAGGGTCGCTCGAACATCCTGTGCCTCCTCTTCAGACATCGTACCTTTAATAGACTTAGATAAAATACCATTGCCGGTTTGTCGATTGACCGGTTTGCCCGATTCGGCAATGACGAGTAGTTCCCCATCAAATACCATGTCCACTCCATAGTGATTACGAAGCTGCACAAATGCCGCAGAAAATACAGGATTGGGAATAGTTAATTCTTTACCGTTACGAGATCGAAATTCGACATCTTTTCCTTTGACGATTGCGTTGAATCGCATACCGTCGAGCTTGAGCTGTACGAATGCTGGCCATTGGATTTTATCAACAAACTTTTGGTCGAATCCAGAAGCAAGCATGCAGGGGTATTCTGAGATGAGTCCTTTCCAGATTTTGTTAACTGTTTTTTCGGAGACTCCGCACTTAAGGTCTTTCCCAATAATACGTTCGAGTATCTTTGCGTCATCTACAGTACATCCTTTTAAAAGGTTTTTCAAAAATTCAATTGCGGCATTACCAGTAATTTTTCTAGATGATAAAGAGGACAAAGAATCCAGAGCAGCGTCTAGAGAACACATCAAATCCCCAGATTCATACTTGGGAATCTTCCTAATATAGAACTGGGTAAAAGGATCCAATGCTAAAAAGAAAACTCGCCGTAAAAGCTTGTTATCCTTATATTTAGTAAGTATCGCTTCTTTGGCGAGTCGGGAATTATTCGATTCTAACTGCTGAATAATGTCGAAAATACTCATCTAAGGCTCCTATAATATACTTTAATTATAAAGCCTATACTTTAATATGTCAAGCACAAAATGGATCAAAGTTTGTGTAAATTTTGAATGAAATCTTATATTTTTCGTCAGATTCCTTTGTCTTTTGCCAATTTTCTTTAATTTTCTCGGTAGTTTGTAAATTTTTGTATACTCCGATATGCTCTTTACGTCGGACACGGTTCATCTTATCTAAATACTGTGCTTCAAGAATAAATTGATTAGCGTTCACTGGGTTCACCTATAATAATGTCGTAATCTGATCCAAATACATTTCCATCTATAGTAAAATTATATTCTTCGGGCAGATCGACTCTTAATGTAGATTGGGCTGCCCCCAAATCTTCACCGTATGGTCGATTGCGATCAAAATCATAATAGAATGGGCTGTGTTCTGAGCTAGGTCCCCCTTTACCCAAAATTATAGGGTCCTTATCATTATCTTCTTCTTCAGATACGATATCTACCTTCCCGTCAAAATGGAATCCATTTCCCTTTAAAAAATACTCAAATCTTTCTAGTAACAACTCTAAAGTATCCGCATGAAAAGATGTTGATATCATATTATTTGTCTCTTGACCAAATACGTCAGTTTCAAAACATTTAAATTCGTATCTCATGCCGCATCCTTCATAGTTGTGGTATTAGTGATAGTCTCATACATTGCTTCAAACTCTTCGTGTTCTTCTTTCTCACGATTGAAGTTTTGCTTATGATACACTTTCGCCATGCGACGAAAAGTTTTCTTATTAAGATTAAAATTTTCGCAAGTATTATTAATTGCTTCCTTAATATAATCTCGCTCACCTTCAATGCGTGTCATAGAATTTGAAATTTCTTTCAACGCATCATAAATTGCCTTTCTATCGGCTGGGCTACTGGGAATGTTCATATGTTTCTCCTTTCAATGTCTTCTTCATAACAAGCATCACCATACTGAATTTCTATAATTTTTAAGGGATTAGCAGTTTCATTACATAACATATGCCATTGGTTTTCTTGAATAAACAAACTTTGATTTTGTATATAAGTACCCATTTTTTCTATATCTGTGGTTTTGGGGTTCAAGGTATAAACAGTAGATATACCTTCGGATACAAACCATAATTCATTTCTCTTAGAATGCCTCTGCATACTAAGGGATAATCCCGGTAAAACAGTTAATTCTTTTAATTTACACTTAGTATGTGGCTCATGTAAAACTCTATAGTATCCCCAAGGTCGTACTGTCTTAGGAAGTTTCCATTCTTCTAATATCCAAGAAGAAGAATTCATTTTATCGGAACCTCCTACACCAAATACGAATTCTACGGGAGGATATCTCAGGTCGCTATTAGCATCTAATTCTGGGATATTGTCCTGGGTCCTGTCCCCGCCATTTGCAAATATAATATGATCTTTTGGATGCATCTCTCGAAGCATCTTAATCGCATTTTTTGCTGTCCAATTTTCATCATCAGGAAATTCGATAACAAAATCTACCATTTTAAGATTTTGAAGTATAATTGATCTCTCGATTAGGGGTAAGAAGGGCCTCCCCTTCTTATTTGTCAACCAAGCATCAGAATTGACACCCACGTACAATTTATCTCCCAATTCTTTCGCTCTCTGAAAGTATCGAATATGCCCTTTATGTAAAGGATCAAATCCTCCGGTAACTAAAACTATTTTTTCCATTAACCGCGCCTCATCTTTGAAATATCCTTCGCCTCATCATCACTAAAGATAGGCACTGCATTAGACTTGTGCATTGTACCAATGCCCAATATCTTATCTCCAGTATATTGTTGGGTCTGTTTAATTGTTACCGCGCCCTTAACCGTATCTGGCTTACTAGGTATATCGCGCGATGACCTAGGCAAGCCGGGGGATAAACAATAACTTTGAGTTACTGCCTTTGTCTTAATATCGATAGAGTGCTTGCCTACAATTTTTTGCCAGGATTCTGCAAGTTTTTCTGCTTCGCGTTTCTGGTCAGCAGATTTCCATTTAAACTTGCCTTTTTTCTTGCCTGTAGTAGACATCCAGGGACCTATTAAGTGCATTGTCATGATATATCCTCACAAAGAACATAATTTATTATAATGTCTATTTCAGTGTTTGTCAAATGCTCGATATTTGTGATATCGCATTAATCTAGGGTCATGTTTTACATCATCTATCATGGAACCTACATCTGACCAACCTTCCTTAGGTTCCTGCTGTATAGGTTTTTTACCTAAACCGAAATAACTTCGGATTTTTTCAAGGAAGGCGATTTCTTTTTTGCCTTTTTTGATTCCCCTTCATCTACAATTTTTATATCTTTAAAGGCAGCTTTTTTTGGTGCCGGCAAAAGATCGGGAAAGGCTTCCCTTACTAGATCTTCCTTTACGGAAACAAACCTCGTTTGAAGTTTCCGATCTTTTGCCAAGCAAACTACTTCAGCTTCTGTCCAGTGTATTCCTTCAAGAAACTGAATGAATATTTGTTCTTTTCTTATTTTAGAAAGATTAATTTTTTCATCCAACCAGATATAAAATCTACGCCACTCCGCAAAAAGATTTGTTTCAGAGTAACCTATGGGAATTTCTTTATCTTTTTTAAACGGAGGTTCTCCTTCCGGCAGATGTACTTTTATTGCGGGATTAAAATTAATCTGCAATATTCCCCTCAGTATCGGAGTTTCATAACTCCTTAAAACTTTTATTTTATTTTCTCTGGAAGAAGTACGTTCCACTTCTTCTAAGATCTGCGGTATGGTTGTTCTCATTAAAATTCCTCAATTAATTCGAGCATGTTTTTCATTTTATTCTGAACAAAGAAATCTAGTAATTTGCCCTTGTCCTTTTGCGGTTGTCCTGTATAACTATTTATAATCCTATTCCTAACTTCCTTAGGAATACAACCTAAATCGATAAGCATCTTGTTCCTATCGTAATTTCTTTTAAAGATTTCATCCTGCGGCATCTCCTCGGGCGTCCTATACCATATTTCAACTTTTTTCGTTTGAATAGGTTTTTGTTTAATGCCATTTACTATGCTATCATCTGCAGAAAATACGTTCGGAACACCATCGCCTTTATCTCCCCGTAATATGTGCTCAAAGATATATCTTTCCGGACTCTCGTCTGATTTTATATATTTCTTTAGCACAGGAGAAAACTGTTTTACATTATTATATTTCTGCAGTTGATAAAAGTCATGATCTCCGGATATAATAAGTACAGGTTGGGGCTCGTCAAATAACATGCCTCCGCTATTCAATTCATTATTCTGAGTCCATTCTGATAATGTAGCAATAACATCATCAGCCTCAGCACCGTCAACATCAATAACTTTATATGGAAAGAATAGATGTAATTCTGCCTTGATCTGATTCAATGCTTCAAATATAGTTTTCCAATCTAATCCAGAATCTTCCCTAGCTTTTTTGCGCCCAGCCTTATAGAACTGAAAACACTCCTTGCGCCAATACTTCTGATTGTCGCATGCTATAATTAGTTCCCCATACTCGGCACCAAATTTCTTTTTATATCCTCGTATAGAATTAATTATCATATGTCGCAGTAAAGGAACATTAACTTCTATATCTGTCCTGCCGCCGATCTCTGCCATGAAGTTAGAAATTGCGGTTTGGCTATAATCTACAATAATCATGTTGTTAAGTCCACCTGTATTGAGGTATTACCTTGATTGGATACTTCTTGTTCTATATCTGGATATGATACCGTTTCACCGTCAGAATCTATTATGGTTCCGTCTCTCTGTTGTTCTAATAGGGCTACCCATGGTTGGAGCTTTTCTTTCACGTCCGGTTTAAGAGTCAAATCATAAACTTGATTACCGCAACCTGTTAGTAGATTAAATACTATCTGAGATACCTGTGCCGATACTGCATTTCGAATAGCAGCCCTATCTAGGGTCGCGGTAAAACTAGCATTAAAGCCAGATATTGTAGTATTAAATGTTTCAATCGCAATCTTAAGATCGGACACTCCTGATGCATTTAATATTTTAGTTTTTAGCGCCTCAATAGCATCACCCTGTTTTAATGAATCTATTAGTTGTTGTAGATCAATATCTGGAACATCTTCATTTGGTTTACATCCACTACCCAATAGATCCTGCAAAGAACAACCTTGAGAACCCCTTCCGCCAGTAATGGTACTCACGCCCGAAAGTCTATCCGTATTTGATTTAAATGTCGTTAAAAGACTGACAGTTTGCAATAGTGCTGTACGTTCTTCGGTTATCTTAGCTATAATAAGCGGATCTGTATCCTCTGCGGCAAGTAAGTCATTTATCTCGTTTATCCTTGCTTGAGCAGCAGCTATGGTCGCGGTTGTTACTGTGCCTACAGGATTCTGTAGTAATTGATTAGATATACTATCTACTACATCTTGAAATTCGCCCGCTGCAGTCTGAGCAGCTTGCACTGCAGCAGTTGCTTGTTCTACAAAATTTTTAATATCCTGTAATGCACTAGGTATTAATCCGGATGCAGGAGCCATTGTAGGCAATCCTTGTTGCAACTGAGAATAAATCTGCTGTAAAGGATTGCCACCTAACTGCGACAGTATTATTTTTATTAATTGACACCAGGATAGTTTTAAAAAAGACATATTTACCTCAAAATTCTTAGTATAATGGTATCAGTATTTAGCCTACCATTTACACTTTGTTCTTTAGTTGATAGATCCTCGATAAATGTTCTTAACTTAACTTTACCTGCTGCCATTAGATCCTTAATGGTTTCTTCGGGCTTACGTAATGTTTTCTGTTTGGAATTGTCGGGTTCCCAATTTTGTATTGCTGAACCTTTAGCTTGGATACCCCTCGCAGAATCTGTAGAGTACTTTGATAATTTTTTGGTCTTCGAATTATATAACCATACTTGAGAAGCACCAATCATTTCTGTTGGATGCAAGGATTTAATCTTTAGTTCAGTATCCTCTATCTTATACTTAATGCCCTTCACCTGTTGGGTAGGTGTCTTCTCCCGCACTGCCCTAGGTTTACGATTAGCCTTTTTAAATACCTCATACTTGTCACAATCCTCAATAAAGGAATGAAACATCTTTGCGATCTTTTTAATCTTGTTCTTATCGAAGTGACTATATCCCTCGGCTAACTGTTCATCTTCGCCCTTCAATACTTCCAAGTATTGAGAAAGGTATACTTTCGCCCACTCCCTAATGGCATCTGTATATGCTGCAGGTAATTGCCTTGCCCGCATATGGTCGTACAGATTAATGTTACCTTCACCGAAGAACACAGTATCAAGGTCAACCTCAAGCTCCCCGATATACTCCTGAATCTTTTCCTTCATGGCCGCTTGAATATCCACAACCTTTTTAGATTGTTCCTTCTCTTGAACGGGGGCCTTTTTAGAATTGACTTTACCCTGATTAATCAGGTTATCAATATGGTATTCTAATCTGTTCTTATGTTCTGTCGATAGATTACCTCCCCTAGTCACAACACGGCACATCCAACCATAAGTTAACGCACCGTGTTCTATGTCTGAAAGATGATCTAACCATTGTAATTCTTCTTGAGGACGAGTCTTCTTTACATATTCCCTAAAATACTTAATAGCATCCTTCCTGCCTCGATTAGCAGAATACCAATTGCAGGTGTGTGCGAAAATAGCGGTGTAATTCTCATCATCCAATAACTTAGATACATCCGGTTCTCCCGTTGCCTGCTTAGTTGCGAGTGCTTGGATATGCTGTTTTCGCGAAGCCATTTATTCTCCTAGGGTAAATTTGATTTGCTTGACTGAATCAAATCGGAATGCACGCCAGTCATTCTTCTCTAAGTCGAATACCGGGATAGAGGAATCATTTTCTTTTCTGTCTTCTTTGCCTTGATCTGTCTTTGGCAACTTAGATTCGGATAAGGTACATTTCATATTTCTAATAGTACCATCTTTTTTCGTAAATGTCAAATGGACAGTTTCCGTCCGCAGTACTCCTCTTAACCAATCTCGAAAAAGTTTTTGGTCTTCCTCGTTTGCTGAACTATACCATGTCGGTTGCTTAAGTAATTCTGCATCCAAATTCATCTCGTATCCCTTTCAATATATCTTTCACTCTGTTATCAACGTGATGGAAATCTTTACCAAGGATATGTCGGAAATACATACCTTGTTCTCCACCCTCATTGAATATTTTAACACCTTCTTCTGCGATTGTCAAGGGGTTCTGTACATCTTCGTAATCATAGAACAGTATATAATCATGTAAGCCTATGACATCTCTATGATATTTTAGAGATCTGGGAACGATCGGTATGCCTCCGGTTATGAGCGCATCAAATATCCGAATAGGGGCATCATTGAGCACAGGTACGATCCAATGGACCTTATAGGAACACCATTCGGTGAAACGGTCGATGATATCCCTTCCATGATAAGATCCATCTACTAACTTCACCTTCGGCATCTTTTGAGTAAGAAGCTTTAGATTTTTGTTACGATATGGGAACTGAGGATATTCGATATGTGTGCCATATGGTTCATCTGACCTTTCAGTATTTTTTATGATATCTACATTATCATCCAAGAACTTTCGGCTCCACTGTATAACACCTGAGCTGACAGGTCCCATCATAATATTATTATATCGAGATAGTGGTTCTAAATTATCAGAATGGGTTGGTACATATAGATCGCTAGCTGCAGCGAGCATCGATGATAACGAGAACCAATGATGGTTGTCAAAATCCCAGATAACGAAGATAGATGAAGGAGAGTCGAGCCATAGCCTTATGTACTTGTTAATGTTGTTATCTACCATAACATTGTTGTTACTCAGGATGACGATGGAATCTACGAATGGTTCGTTTCGATCCTTCATATTAAAGAGCTCCATGTTATCCTTGAGCTCTACCGCATGGAAGATATGGTCGGTGAGATATATCTTTGGATTCTCTATCTGAGAAAACCTCTCGCGCAATGCGCGTATGCGCAGGTTCTTCTGACGCACCATCTCGTATAGAACGTCGTTCTGTGTAGAACCGCTAGTATGGGAGATGGATTGAGATACATTATTGCTGATATTACCTGCCGACTGTATCAGGGCTGCCAGGTCATTATTAGGTTGAGGTATGTTGTAGAACACGCTCATTCTTGATCCTTTTTAGATATGCCTTCAGTTCTTTATCCTGTGGCTTTATTTTATAATTATGCTTGTAGAATATCTCGTACGAATCGGATCCATATTGACCTATGCCATACAGCTCTCTCGCATCCATGCCCTTCCAAGTAAGGAACTGCTCAGACATCTTGTAGATACGATTGGCCCGCACCTTAGACATACCAAGCTCCCGTATCGCTTCCTCTATCTCAGACACGGTTGCCTGTAAGAGGCGATGAGGGGTCGGCCATCGCTTGAAGAAATCTGGCAGGATTCGCTTCACCTGTTTTCGATAAGTAAGGTTCAGGCAGATGACGCCGACCATGTGTTGCCATGGGGACTTCACCTGCTCCTGTACCATCAGATCATCGGTCATCATACGCATCATCGCGCGGCATCTCGTCGAACTTAGAAATGAGATGCTCCTGATACTGTTCCTCACTCATATTATGAAGCCCGATGCAGTATCCGCTAGGGGATCTACCGCATTTGCATGGCACCAGTTCTTCTCTTAAATCACTCTTCATATTCATCCCTATCTCCGTATTTTTTCTGCATTGCCCGATCGGTCATGCGTTTGTTTATCTCGCTAAGCAATAATGAATCTGCCCCTTCGGGCGAGATGTGATGGTCGAACACCTCGAAGCATCTCTGCATCATCGCACACGCCATCATCATGGTGTCCTCCTGAGAATCGCACATCATCAGCTGCCGATCCACCGGTTCCATGAGCTCTCTCATCCTACGATCCACCTCTCGGCTATCCATTACCTGCCCCTGCCGGCCTTGCGCTGTAAGACGTTACTGACCTTAGATACCATCTTCGGTCGCACCGTACCGAGCATGGCCTGCAGATCAGATGTCGACTTGGCATGAAGATTCGGCTTGCCGGTCTTCGACTTGTTTGGATCTCCGACCCTCACACCGTTGACCTTAGTTGTTGATGCTTTACCGCCCATATTAATTCCCTTTCCGTTTTACCATTAACCTCGGCCCCGCGATCGCCCCATGGAGCCAGCCGGCAGCGAGCCACGTCCACACATTGTACTCTATCCCCAGGAGGAACAGAGTGTTCAATGCCCATATACTGATCAGCGGCAGCACCATCACCACCGCCAGAAACACCACCACTAAAAATACCACCCCATCATCATTCATAAGAATACTCCTCAGTAAATGCCTTCACTCGAAATCGCTTCGGCGGCGAACAGAACAGTCCCCACTCGCTAGACGTTCGGTCCAGTTTTAAGTCCTTTATCGATTTTAAGAACGCCTCGAAAACCACGGCCACAGTATGATAGCCGCCAGGTACACGGCCCATGGACGACTCCTCATAATTATCCTCGTATATCCCGACCATGCCCATCTCGTAGGGTACCAGCCCGGTCTCCTCCCTGATCTTCCGAAGGGCGGCGGTCCTCAGGTCTTCCCCCTTCAGGACCCGTCCACCAGTAACCCAGAACGTGTCCTTCACGGGCTCCTCAGTACGTTTGATCAAGAGGTACTTGCCATCAAAACGCAGGAGCACGTCGACACAGAGTATGGGGAGGGACATCTGAATCTTACGATAAGTGTAATCGGGTATATGCATAATATGGTCTGAACTTATTAGTGAAAAATTTGAGGGAACCCCTCAGGTCAACGAAGTCTTCATCCGCCACGTATGGTGAAGGATTAGTACCTACTGGATGCGAGTGCATGACCGCACCGTAAGTCCGATAATCATTTCGAATGAAGTATTGTGTATATCTCATATGTCTAATTATATATTACAATACGCGGAATGTCAATACTTATATCCATGATAATCACCATTTATCCTAGATTTTGTATTATGGCATAATGGGCATAACTCCATAGTATTCTCCGGGGTATTGTTCATATGATTCCCATCGATATGGTCTATATGTGTAGATATCGAAGCGCCCGATTCTTCCACCAGTGTCCAGTTGACCAAGCATGGGAATCCTAGTTTACCGTCCTCGTTCTCGCATCTGAACTTCTTGACGGGTTCTA